GGATTCGTTAGGCATTTCCATCGCGCCACTTTCACTCTCCGAATACCGCTGCTCACGCTTCCCTTCCAGATGAACCAGTCTCCCAACTTCGCCACATCTAGTAGAGGCTTGGCCCACTCGGAGAAGTCCTGGCGGCTAATAGTGATCATGATATTCTCAGTATCATCCTCCACCATAGCGTTTAAGAACGCAGTCTGATCTCCCTGCATTACCCTCCCACCACGCTTGGCCACTAGGATAGGCTCATTGTGGTCGCGCAGTATCTTCTTCACTAGCTTGGCTATGAACACTACCTGGCCATTGTCCTTTGCGGTAATGGTGTTAAGCGTCCGAAGGTCCGAGTCAATGTTGTGCTTCTTCGGATTCTTAAAGATATGACCGAAACGTTCCTGTGCCTCGAACACCTGGTCATAGGGAGTCCTGCCATTGTTTAGTAGGTCTATCTCACGCCTAGAGAAGGGCACTGCCCCTTCCTGGCCATTATGAGTGGCCCGTTTACGGATGATGTTCTCTGCTAGCTTGGGCCCAATCCCTACAATGCCTGTAAGGCCACCTATTAGCTTGCCTTCGGCCACCGTCCAATTCTCCATACTAAGGAGTGGGTCAAAAGGCTTGTAGCTGTAGCCTTCCTTGACTAGCTCACGCAGCAGCTTAATAGACTGGTCCGAGTCCTTAGCATTGCGAAGGCATGCGGCACCAAACTCCAGTGGATAATGAGCCTTCAATACGCAGCACCAATAGCTGATCGTGCCATAGGCTACTGCATGGGACCGATTAAAGGCCCATGAGCCCATGGTGTTGATCTTGTCCCAAATCTCCTTAGCAACACTCTCCTTCATATGGTGCTTAGTCCTAGCTCCATCCCAAAACTTTTTCCAGTAGGTGTCGAAATACTCCTTGCCATAGCTCTTGGACATAGCCTTACGCAACTGACTTACGTCCTCCCACGAGAGTGCTCCCACTTGGCGAGCTATCTCCATCACCTGCTCCTGGTAGATGATCACGCCATACGTCACTGCTGTAATCTCCTTGAGCAACTCGTGCTGGTAGCTAACCTTAGTTTTGCCGCTGCGTCGTTGGACATATTCCTCGGTCCCACCACTCATCAATGGCCCAGGCCTAGCTAGGGCAGTGAGGCTAGCTATATCCTCGAAGGATTCCACTTTGAACTGCTTGGTGCAGTTTTGGACAGCGAATCCTTCAAACTGGAATATGCCGGAGAAGCGTTGGTTGTTAAGAACCGAGAATGCTGCCTTATCATCTAGTGGGTGGTTGAGCAGCTGCTCACGAGTCCATTTAATCTGGTCCAGGGTATCCTGTAACGTGCTCAAGGTCCTTAGCCCAAGGCAGTCTATCTTGAGCATCCGTAGGTCCTCGGCATCAAACTTGTCGAGCATGACATTGCCACTCTGGTTATGCACTGGGCAATAATTAAAGACCTTATCCGCGGTGATCACAATCCCAGCAGCATGCATACCTGTGTGGCTAGCGTGTCCCTCTAGCCTTCCAGCTATAGTCATCTCAGGATACTTCTCCAGTAGCAGCTTACCCAGTGTGAGCTGTTCAAAGGTATCCATGACGCAATATTCAGCTCTAGCATCGCCACTACTACGCTCAATGATGCTGTTCTTAAATTCTGCCACCTCCCATAGAGGTATCTTTAACTCCTTACTTGTGACCATGATGGCAGACCTAGCCTTAAACACATTGATGGTCCCTAGCCTAGCTACATTGTCGTGGCCATACTTCTCCCGCAGGTATTCAAACACAAGGTCCCTCTTATCATCTGCGAAGTCTATATCAATGTCAGGATAGTCCTCACGGTTGATGTCGATGAATCGCTCAAAGAGTAGCTTGTGTGGGATAGGATCAATGTCCGTAATTCCGAGGAGATAGCACACAAGGCTGCCACAGCTTGACCCACGCGCAGGACCTACTAGCATACGCTCCTTAGCCCACGCTACCATGTCGGAGACTACAAAGAAATAATCATCAAACTCCTTCTCATGTATCAATTTTAATTCGCGCTGTAGCCTAGTTGTGTATTCAGGAGTCATCTTCAATCCACGCTTTTTAATACCTGCCTGGCACAGCTTCTCTAGTGTAGTGGTAACCTTCGGATGAACCATTGTAGCAGTGGGGATGGTAGCCTTACATGCTGTTGCTATCTTAGTGGTGTTGACTAAGGCATGTGCTAGGATTTTGCGACTGAATCCTTTTTCCTCTAGGAGCTGCTGCCATTCCCATTCCTGTATAATGTAGCTTGGTGGTGTCCGCATCTGTGCTGCCTTAAGACCGAGGATGACCTGATACAGGGCCAAGTCTCCAGCATTGGTGAATAGGTTGTCCTGTGTAGCTATAGGAGTGTAGCCTAGCCGCAAGCCTTCATTAACCACAGCAGGATTCGACATCTGATTTAGTTCCACAAAGTAATTGCTTCTAGGCTTACGCAACAGCTTCCAATCAGGAAACAGGCCCAGCAGCACAAATAGGTCCTTGCTCACGCTCGTCAGCATTGAGTAGTCTATACGTGGGACATAGTAGAAATGCTGCGTGGCTAGGGTAACCAGCTCATACATCTCCCGCAGTCCCTTGGTATTGGCGGCTAGGAGCGTGACATAATTGATAGGTTGTTTAATTCTCCCTAGGTCCACATCCTCCACAACGGCCAATTCTACACCGAAGATAGGCCTGTGACCCGTGCGGACACACTCCTTGGCCCACCTTATGTGGCCCCATGTGCCATTACGGTCTGTGATAGCCGCTGGGGATTGTGGTTCCTGTGCTGCTAGGACTTCGGCAATACGTCCAACAGCATATCCGAAGGAGTATTCAGTGCGATTGGTAAGGTGTATCATAGATCTATTCCAAGGTATGGCGTGGAAGGGATTGGTCATAATTGAAGCCAGGATATTTCTCTGCCAACTCCCGTAGCTTATTGTCTCGATAGGCTTCTAGTATCTCCTGCCGACTAGGAAATATAGTAGAAAGCCTATGGCCACGCTTCAGTTGTAACAGGCCCATGGCTATGAACATCTCCCTAATCTTCTCCCACTCTGCCCTAGTGAATTCTCCCTCAATGGCAATTTGTCCCTTAACATAAGGGTCACCACGAGGATTCATTTCATGAAAGGCTGCTCGTTCAATATACACGTGTGACGCTCCTAAATAGTTTGAGCTGCTGATTACTTAGTTTCATTTGTCTAGTTATCCTACCACAGCGAGAACACACCCACAGCAGCACTCGGTGATCCTGACGCTTGCGGTATAATTCCTCCTTGTGGCTACCTGCCCAGACACATAGCACGTGCCGCCACAGCCTCTTGCGCCATGGCTCCCGTTTAATTATGGTAACAAAATCATCATAGTCATTCACAATACAATAGCTCCTTTCTTTACTAACCACTTCAAGCAGGTTATGGTATCTGTCACATCCACATCAGTCCTATGCGCTCCCTTGCGCTTCTTGCCAGTTACCATCTCATATAACTCATCCAACTTCAGCCTCCTCTTCAACAAGTGGCCACTAGCTTCCACAGTGCATACTAGCCTAGAGGCCCAAGGAAACTGTAGAGCCTTACCTATCCTTGCCATTTCAAAGGCCATCAACCCATGTTCAAACTTACAGTTGTGAGCTACCATAATGAATTCTCCTAGGAACATGCGGCAGAAGGTAGCATAGTGAAACTCGAAAGGCTTAGCAGCATTGAGGTCCGATTGCCTAATGTGACTTATGCGTAAGACTTCATCATTGATAGTTTCACGTGGGTTGATGAAGAATGTCTCACGCTCTAGCTCCTTTAGGCTCTTGTTGTCTAGTCGTGCCAGGGTGGCCTCTATTATGCGTGGCTGTTTCTTCTCCGGCAGGTTGTCAGCTCCTATGAGTCCAGTGGTTTCAAAGTCTAATACTATCATAACACCTTTCAGTCCACAATCTAAATCGCCACCATGCTTCTATAAGTAATTTGCGCCAGCCATGAGATTTGCTCCACCTCATTAGCAAGTGTCGTTGCTCTTTCATTTTCATATGCTGAGTGCCTTTATTCTTGTTTCCACTGACCTGTATCTACGTTTAAGGTCACGCAGGTATTCTAGGTCCTTGGGCTTACCTTCCAGTTGACATTTTTCCTCCCATGCCAGCACTAAGGCCCTGAGCATACCCTCCTGGTCAAAGAGGTTAGTGCGTTGCCGCTGTCGCTTCTGCTCCATTGTTTTCTTCATCATCTGCCTCTAGTGAATTGTCCCATAGCTGTTGGAAGGTGGTTGTTTCCCTAGTATAGCTCATCTCCCACTCCTTGTCGAAGTTGAGATTGAAGGCAGTAAAGATGCGACGGTGGATGTCTCGGTTCAATCTTTCTGTGACCTTGGTTAGGTCCCCACCTAGTAATCGCACCTGTAGTTGCCGAGGTATTTGGAGAGTAAACACCTCACCAATTCGATCACAACTGACGCCTTGCGCTTTTAATAGCTCCTTAATCATATGTCTTCCCTTTCATCTGGTGGTATAAAGTCTGGGCATTCCTGCAACAGACTGTTCATGTTTTCTTCTATGTATTTCTTCACTGCGAAATGGTTACAACCTACCTCCCACAGCCACAGGAGATAGTCTGCTGGGACATCCTCCATTGCGCGTGGGCCCTCAGGAGGCTTCGAGTATTTGCCAAAGGGCATTAGGTCCTTATCTGTTAGTGCGTTCATCGTTGTCCTCCTGCTAATTCTATTTGACAACCTGAGAGATAGGTAGTGTGTGGCTTTAGAAGGTCCATAACCAGTTCCGCTATTTCATCAGTCTGTAGGATGTGAGACCGAATAGGTGAGTCATTCCAGTATGCTTCTGCCTCCTTCCTTGCCAGGAATCGGTAGCGCATAAGACCTTCAATTGTTTCCTCCGACATAGGTGTGCCCTCGGTATTAGAAGGATGAATCATGAAGACATCAAAGCCTTTAGGTGTCAGCTCCCATGCTAGACATCTTCCTAGCATAGCTACACCCGCCTTGCTAGCACAATAGACTGCGGACCCATTAAGCACACACCTATGGGCCATAGAACCTATGATAATGATGCGCTTCCGTTCATTGGCGTAGATGTTAGCCTTCACAAAGGTCTGAATAGTCCTAGCTGTGCCATATAGGTTTACATCCAATATAGCCTTCATCTTCTCATATGGTAGGTCCTCAAACCAGTCTAGATAGGTCACTCCATGGCTTAGAATCAGGACATTACGATTTTGAAAACTGGGTAGGTTTTGGTCATCTCTAACATCAAAGTCAGTGCCCCATATTCTGCTGCAGATTTTTGAAGCAGCTAGCCTTTTAGCTATGGCTTGTCCAATGGAGTTATTCTTTGTGGCTCCTACGATTATAGCACGAATGTCCGAGGGATTCCATTTCTTGTGACCATGTAGGTCTAATAGCTGTCGCAGGTAATTGCTGCTGGCATGTGCCTTAATGTTTGGGATCATGTCTGCCTTTCTTTTGTTGTTGTATGTATGTCTCTATCATAAATGTGTAAACGCCATCGTCATGGATGGAGTCTAGGTGGGTGTGCCTGGTCTGGACAAAGCGTGTTAGCTTACCCACCTTCCAGCTCATCCAATGAAACAGCACAAAGTCCTCCTCGGTCCTCAGTGTGATCCCATTAGGATACAGGGCCACAAACACCTTGCCTACCATCTCCCAGTTATTGCTATATTGACGATTCTTCTGCCGGAAGGTCCTGGCTGCTTTAAGTAATGTCTTGTGGGCCTTTAGTTTCATGGTGTAAACACTCTATACAATTAGGATTCATAGCTCTATCATCCCATAGCATAGCCATTTCTGGGTCTTTCTCACAGGTTATGGGAAGAGGCTTTCCAAATGTATCAATACAAAATGCCTGGATCACTCGTCCACCTATAGCTGGATCAGAATACATAGGATGCACCCGCGAAGTAAAGATGCGGACCTCAATTCCTTGTTCCAGCCAGTTCCTTATCCGATTGACCATAGCCTCTATTGGTTTTCCTACCGCAGCTGGGTTTCGGTCCCCACAGTAGGTGACCAGCGTTCCATCGAAGTCCACGCCTATCCATCCCTTATAGGTATTCACTAGGCAATCTCCTCACTGGCAACTGATCTGTGTCTTTACGCCATTGGGCCACCTGGTGTCTTATCTCTATCATGTATAGAAGGGTAAGACCCACGCGCCTTTTAATTTCTTCACTGCTGGGTGGTGGCTCCTTAAAGTTAATACCATTGGCACCTCCCATAAGGTGGGCCATGATTAGTTCATCATCTTCATTTATTGCCATCTGTTACTCCTTTCTCAATAGGTCTATCAATTTACAGCACTTGATAAATTTAGCTTCATCTCCCACGACCCACGAGGAATTTTTAATTTCATTTTCCAACTCCCTAGCTATAGCCACTTTATCAGGAATTAGAAAGTCACTGGCCCATGGGTGAACCTTGAGGACTTCTTCCACCATAGCCACTACCACGCTTCGGTATTCATCCTGCACCCGCGCAGTCCACCTCTTACGCACCAGGTCCGAGAGGGCACGCAGGTTAAACTGGGCTATGATGTTGGTGTGGATATTGGTGGGAAGGACACCACGGGCGTCCTGCACAGCTGCTCCCTTAGCTAGCAGGGCATCATAGCCTTCCTGAATCCTCCGCATGGTAGCATCATAGATGGCCCTGAGGACAGGATTAGAAATGATGGTGGGTCCTGTCTCATAAGTGAATGCCTCCATCTTGTTGACCCTTTGAGCCTGCTGTGCGTAGCTACCTGTGCGTGTCCTTACTAGCTGATGCGTGAAGGCTCGTGTGACGTCTAGGATTTCAAAGGTGTAGGTGACAAACTCCCATGAGCTAGGGACCGTCTTGGCAATGTAGGCTAGTTCAATTGCCTTTTCTTCATCCGTCATTTTACCGATCTTGGCACGTGTTTCGCTGCCCTGAGTAAGCCTTGTGGCCTTAGTGTAAATGAGCTTCTCCTCAGCATCTCGTGTGAAGTCAATTATTGTTACTTTCATTTGATGTATGGTTTTAATTGATTGAGATCAATTCTTCTGTTGATGTTGTGGTATCCATCCTTCTTCTTCTTCATTGTGCCATGGTATGAAAAACTTAAGGCATTATTTGGCTTGCCTGGACGTGGGATGAGACTCCAGCAACCACCATTACTCCCTTTAATTGTTATTGGTATTGGGTCTCCTTTTTCATTGAGAGGAAATTCAATACCATGTATTGTTTTAGTCCTTGGTTGTTTAGCTACTATTTTGCCCTGTAGCTCCAGGCCATGTTCAACTAACAATGCATTTATTGCTTTCTCTAGCTGTTTATCTTTCATCATATGTATGTCCTTTCTGTATCATTGCTTCTATCTTCTTAACATCCCCCACTACGTCATCCAGCAGGATATTCCTCCACGTAGCAAACCTCCCTAGGCTATACACACCATGCTTCTCCGTCATCCACAGCATGAACCTCTTGCGGACCGATTCGTCAATTGGTAGGATTTTACCGATGTCTATTTTGCTAAGTGTAGGTTCCTCTTTTACCACAACTCTTTCTAATCCAAAGCACATCAGTGCTGAGTGTATCCATTGCCCACTATGTAGAACTCCATGATGGTTAGTTGGATCAAACATGAACTCTAGAGTCACCTCCTGGTTATGTAGCGTGGCACGATACCACTGGGTAGTATGGCAACGGTAGAGAGTCTGGCATGCTCGGATGGTGGGATGGGTGAGGGTAGCCTTTATTGTCCACACAGGTAGGAATGTAAATTTAGGCCTGTCCTTCCACTCTACCATCTCCATCATAAAGGGCATAGGGATGGTGCTAATGATTACTCCAAATGAGGTTAGGTCTAACTCAAATGACTGATTAAACTCAATGTTAAGGTTCCTGGCCATTTGTGTAACAAAGTCTATAGGAGCACACCAGCGTTCTGCGGGCTGTAAGTTTAGGATGGACCGTGTAAAGATGTTCCCTCCCGTTACCATAGCTGAATACCGATTAAGGTCCTCCAGTGTAGCTTCAGTAACCACCCTTCCATCCTTATACAGGCCTTTGAGCACCTGCTCCCTGGCGAAGGGTATGCCTGTGGCATCGCTTGCGGCTGTAGTGCGGAATCGGAGGACTGCGGTATGATTCCTTGGTAATGTGGGAGACTTCTCTAGCACTGACACATCATGGCGTCTGAGCATATTGGCGGCTAGCAAGCCAGCCATCCCAGCTCCAGCAACAATAATTTTCATAGCGTATATAGCTTTCTAATAGGAGAATGGCCCACTTAGGGATCAGTTGGGCACAGGTGGGTAGTCGATGGCGCATCACACTACTACCACCCATTTCAGAGGTCTGATCCTTTGTCATGAGCCATTCCCACAGTTGTTACATTGGTGCATCTTCAGATTCACGGCTAGGTCCCAAGTCCTCACTTGGTGGAGTAGCAGCTGATACACGCCCAGCTTCTACTGAGTGATTGAATGCCTTAGCGTCTAGGTAAATCTGCTTGCCGTTAGGTATGCTAACAAGTGGGACATCACTCATGATCTTCCAGCCAAACCATGAGCCCTGATCATTACGCTCAGGTGTGGTAGTGAGGTGGTAGATTTGATACCACATAGCTGGGTTGAGCTGCTCGCCATTGAAGTCTATCTTCAGATTGTTCATAAGCGTGTTCCACTGCCGATACTTCTTGAACTGGGTCCCTCCCATGTTAAGGACAAATGGCTGGTAGTCGCCACGCTCCTTATCTAGGTTGAAGATGAAGTATTCGCCACTCTTGCGTATCTCATTCCCAGCTGGTGTAGTAATCTCACCCTTGGGACCGAAGATGCACTTGGCCTTAAACTCCTGCCAGGCCCGTTCTGAGTCAGGATTGTTACGCATAGGTGTGCGGTCTGCTACAAAGCCACCACCCTTAGTCCTAGGGACCCACTCTACATAGGAGATTCTCCCAGCCACAGCTACTACATGGATGCCTTCATCACCACTGTATAGGACCTGTCCTACCACATCGCATATATCGCCAGCCTCGGCACCCTCAATGTATTTCGCATCACGCTTCTGGACCTGTGGTGATAGGTCCTGTAGGACCTGTATGCGTGGGATGGCGAAGTCTGCTGAGCCCATAGCTTCCATGCCCTTGTGGGCATCGGCACGGAAGTCTATGACCTGTGTGCTAACGGTCTTGTCTGGTAGCTTAGTGAGTGCTCGTGACTTTGCTGCTGGCGCAGGAGCTGTTTGCCTTTTTGGGTGTGTTACTGTCTGTTTCTGCTTTTTCTTTATCATAATTTGGTCTCTGTATTGGGTGTTGTGATCTCGGCAATCTGTCCACTGAATACCTTAAACAATTCCATGTCCACGCTCTTACCTGCCTCAATGCGCTCACGGACCCAGGCATTCAGGCTCTGTGGGTGGACGCCTTTAGTAATGTCGGCCTGTATGCCTAGTTTCCTAAGAGCAGCTATGGCCTTATTAGCTATGGGCTCAGAGTCCTTGCCGAAGTCTGCCTTGAGGAGAGTCTTAATGAGAGCTGCTGCTCCCACCTTGCGCAAATAGGAGAAGCACCTGTTAAGCCTCTCACGCATCTCGTGCCTAGCCTCGCCATCACGGCACTTGAGTATAGCTCCTTCACTCGGTATAGAGGCATAGATGAGTGGCCGAACATGGACCTTGCTACCATCCTTTAGCTTTACCTCGGAGAGGTTATATTGGTCCATGAGTTCTGGTATAGCCTGCATCTTTAACTCATCAACCTCACCCGCTAGGTCTAGGGCACGTTGCTGGGCCTCGTGTAGCAGGTGTAGCTTCGATTGAAGCTGAATAACTAGGGCACCAATGCGCTCTAGGTCTAGGAGCTGGCTGCTGCTCGTTTTATCTTCCTTGAAGTTGATCTCATTGTTTGTCGGTTTCGCTTTCTGTGCTGTCTTTTTTTTCGGCATGTTATGATTCCTTCCTGTTGTTTACGTCCTGTCCATCCAAAGACAGGATTTGCTATAAGGGTATGCGGCATGGCTTGTAATATCCATTCTCGTTAGTGTATCCATTCTCTCCCTTGCCTCGGTCCCAATAAAGAAAGTTGATGAATGTGTAGCCTTCCTTCTTAAGCAGAGGACCTATCCACAATAGCACAACCCACACATTAGCTGGGTCAACTCCACCGACCATGAGAGGGAGCAGGTGATCTATATCTGGGTCAAACTCTCCCAGTGCATCAGGTAACTTGTCACGGGCTGCTACAGGATCAGACTGGCCACGATAGCCCTGCTCATACACAAAGCGCAAGGCACCATACTTGACTGCTGTGCTAAAATCAGGAGCCCAATTGTTTTTCTTAGGATCAGGCTTGGGCTCCTGCACAACATACACTCTGGGCAAGGCATCGGAGGCCACAGACCGCTGTGTTACTTTCTTTTTCATCTGAACTAGCTTTCTAAGGTTTCTAAAACGGGAGTTAAGCCTAAAAGTTGCGACAGGGAAAGAAATTTTTTAGCCACCTCACAAAATAAAACTTTCCATGCCTGGTCAGAAGGCTTTTAGTCGAGGACCGAAGAATGAATAAAATAAAATCTGATACACGCGCCAACCCACAATATGTTAATCGAACCTACACTGAGCTACTCAAGCTGTTGGACCTGGACCTGGAGCATGTAAGGCTATTAACTAAGCGTGGACTCACCGAGGAGGAAATTAAAACCTATTGCTACCGAAGCCTTCCCTTCAAGAAGCAGGAAACGGTGGCCAGTCTGATAAAGAAGATCGGCACTGTGCAGGGTGTCCCTGGTTTCTGGAAGAATGGAGCAAACTGGGACCTAGCTGGCAAGAGCGGCATACTCATTCCTGTCCGCAACCCACAAGGGCTCATTACTTCTCTAAAGATACGCGTGGACAAGCCTAAACGTGCTTCAGCAAAGTATGTCCTACTCAGTAGCAACCCAGCAGGTGAGCAGGCTTTCCCTCTAGGGACCGCAGCCCGTGCTTCGGTGCATTGGCCACTAGGCAGGCCCAGGAAGTGTAAGGCTCTACGCATAACTGAGGGAGAATTAAAGGCAGACCTAACTAACAGCCTGAGCGATTCAGGAATTTATACCGTGTCCCTGCCAGGAGTTAAGATGTGGCGTATGGCTCTGGATGTAGTAAAGGAATTGAAGCCTAGCGAAGTGCGCATAGCCTTCGATGCCGACAAGAGTGAGGAAAAGGGTGGTGGTTATTCCAACGAGGATGGCGAGGAGGATGTCGAAACGTATCAGGTGGGTAAGGCCTGTGCATCCCTCTATCTACTGCTTAAGGAGCATGCTCCTAGTGTGGGCATTGAGGACTGGCCCAAGGAGGATGGTAAGGGAATTGATGATGTCCTATTTAACGGTGCTCAGGATAAAATTAAATTTGTTACTGGAGCGGAAGCGGATGAGTGGGCTGCCGAGATGTTACGTGGCGACCTGCCGAAGGATTGGCACTACATAGTGGGTATTAAGCGATTTGCTAATATAACAGCTCCATTAGTTCAGCTTGATAAGGAACAGTTCAATGATCAATTTAGGCGGGAGATCAAAGGCACACCCAGCACAGTAGTCCTAACCAATGCCGCATTTCCCTTATGTGATGCTCCTATTTACAAACCACAGCAGGAGCCTATCATCATTGAAGGTAGACGTAAGTTATTCAACAATTGGCGTCCAAATCTTAACATCATCATTGACTATAAAACCAAGCCACAATTCTACCTAGACCATCATGACTATATGTATCCTGATCCAGTAGAGTGTGGTTACATACATGACTGGTTAGGTTGGAATTTCCAGCACCCAGGCAGCAAAATTCTTTACGCTCTCGTGTTACAATCGAAGGCTGGCGTTGGAAAGTCCTACACTGGAGCTACAGCTACCATGATCCTCGGAGAACACAATGTATCATTTCCTAGCAATGACGAGATACATGAGCAATATACACATTGGGCTAAGAACTGCTCACTTGTTATCATTGAGGAACTGATGGCACGTGGGAGGTTAGACTTAATGAATCGGCTCAAACCTATCATAACTCAGTCCACCATCCGTATCCGTGAGATGAACACGCCACACTATAACCAACCAAACGTCTTCAATGTTCTTGTGTTCACTAACTATGAGGATGCGCTTATCATAGACGAATTTGACAGACGTTATTGTATCATTTATTCTAACGCAGAGCCAAAAGCCATCGAGTATTATACTGAGTTATGGGACCGAACACGCGCTGAACATGGTAGCATAGCTGGATGGTATGCCAAGAGGGACCTCAGCAAATTTAATTCGCAGGCTAGGGCACCAATGACTCGCTGGAAGGAGCAACTACGATATGCTAGCATGACGCCATTACAACAATGGATGAAGGAATACATAGAGACTGAGACATGGCCGTTTCAAAGTGACATAGTAGCCACAGTTCACCTACATGCTAAATGCCAACATAGAAGTATTCAGAATGCCTCACTCAAGCAGATAGGGGATGCATTACGAGCTACTGGCTGTAAGCCTTATCCAGTTAATCAAGGCCAAATAGAATTGAACAATGGACAACGTATCCGATTGTGGAGTGTAAGACGTCACGAGCATTGGCAATCTGCCGCTACTGCTCTTTGGGTAGCTGAGTATGAGAAGTGGAGCAGTAGTAGTGAGCCAGGCAATCCTTTGTGGGACTCTAGGCCAATGTAGCTTCCCTCGGATACCTCGGATTAACTCGGATTCAGTTTGTGTTATCCGAGTGCCCACAAGTCTTTGATTTAGTTATATTTACCTTTCTTTCCCTATAATCCCTAAGATAAAGAAGAAAGATAGAGTAAAAAGATTCAACCGAAATATAAAATAAGTAAAAAGCGCGGGGAGTAGGGCAAGCAAAAATATCCGAGTATCCGAGGGATACCCACAACTGTCACTCGGATCAGACTCGTTAGGTGTGGGGTCAGTAACCTCGTCAGCAACTCGTTAGGCACTCGTTAGGCTATTTTTTAACTAGACGGCAGGACCGTCGTGGAGTATAAAACGAGGTATGAAGCCGATGTTATCACCTACCCACATGTGGGATAACTCATTCTACCCACATCTGGGTAAACGTCATCTACCCACATGTGGGAAACGCCACTCTACCCACATGTGTGTAACACCAGGTTCTTCTGTCGTAACACACACATCTGGCAGGTTCGCGATGGCATTTTACAAGCCAATAACAAAATGACGCCACAGCTGCCCTGATGAAGGTAGAGAATAGATTTAAGCCTACACCTCCTATCAGGTTATCAGTTAACCAGGCAGCAGCTGAGCTTCGAGTTACCCACAGCAAGGTCCTCAAAAGTCTCCGAGCACACAACATCAATCCTGGTCCAGATGAGCGATACTCCTTCAGGGAAATGTTCATAGCTCTCAACTCTGATCCTTTGAAGGCTAAGTCAGAAGAGATGCGCTACCAAGCCATCATAGCCGAAGCAGAGCTGAAGCAGCTACGTGTGGCGGAGGCCAAAGGTGAACTAATACCAGCAGAGCAGGTCCGCAAGCTAGTCCTAGACCGATTCGTGGAGTTTGCCCAGAGAGTAAAACATCTCACAGGCCTAACTAAGGCAGAAAAGGAGGACCTGATCAATGCGTTCAACCCTGATCGAAAAGATATTCAGAGAAGCCTACCGTCAAGCCACAACGGAACGTGAGCCTCTCACAGTCACCGAGTGGGCTAACAAGTTTCGCTGGTTCGAGCATGGCCAGTCGTGGAAGAGCCAGCATGGGCGGGCACGCTATAATATCCTAGATGCCCCGTTTCAGAGGGAGCCACAGGATGAACTGACCAATCCTGATGTCTATGCCCATGCCTGGAAGATGGCCAGCCGCATAGCTAAGACCGTCATGATGGGAAATGGCTTTGGATACTTCTCCGAGTATGAACCTACCACACAGCTGTTCATGTATCCTACTCAGGAGGATGCCAACCTGCGTAGCCGTGAGGAGTTTCAGCCTATGATAGATGCCTCTCCTCAGCTGGTGGCTAAGTATGAGGATGAGTATGCTGATGACGACAACACGATAGCCTTTAAGAAGTTTGCCGGAGGCTCTGTGGCCTTTGTGGGTAGTAATGCACCATCGAAGTTAAGGGCAAGGACTGCGCGGGTGATATGGTGTGACGAGTGTAACGGTTATCGGCCATCCTCCGGCAAGGAAGGCGACCCAGTTATGCTGGCCTTTAATAGGGCCAAGAACTATCCTGATGCGGTCCGAGTGGTAGCTAGCACTGATACCATCAAGAATCATAGCCAGATTGACGAATGGTATCAGAAAAGCGACAAACGTCAGTGGTTCGTTCCCTGTATTAAGTGTGGGGTATGGCAGGTTATTAGCTGGGGAATGTATCACTGGCCCAAGGGAGAGAGGTGGAAGGCACAACTGTATTGTGATTCCTGCAATCGGGCGCACAATGATAAGGAGCGTGATGAGGTAATCCGTGCTGGCGAATACCGTGCTACAGCTGCCTTCGGAGGTGTGCGAGGCTACTTCCTGCCTGGCTACTACAGCATATTTCCAAGTCCCAAGGCCTTTAAGGGTAAGATGCACGAGATGGCAGAAGAGGCTCACAATGCTAAACATAGCCAGAACCAAGCGGAGACCACCCGCGTCTGGGTCAATACCTTCCTGTGCGAAGGCTACGCAGAGGAAGGAGATGTGGCGCCAGAGTTACAGCCCATGTTAGCTCGCCGTGAAAACTTTGATAGATTGTCGGTCCCTAAAGGTGTGATCCTAGTAACCTTTGGAACGGATTTTCAGGCAGACCGTGTGGAGGTGGTATGGTGGGGGCATGGCCTAGATGAACAAAAGTGGCGGCTAGAGAAGTGCGTCCTGTGGGGAGACCCAAGGATGCCGGAAATTTATCAGCGATTGGAACAGAAACTACACGAGCCATTCAGGAGGGTAGATGGAGCAGTGCTCAGGAGTAAGTGTGGAGGCTTTGATACTGGCTACTATGCCTGTATTAGGACCTTGTATAACTGGTTACGGCCAAGGCAGAGGCTAAATTGGTTTGCCTTCAAGGGAGCCAGCACGTTACAGGCTGACGCTGTGGGCCGTGCCCGTAAGAGTAAGGTGGCGAGCCTGACGCTGCTCCTGGTGGGGACCCATCGTATTAAGCAGTTGATCTATAATAGGGCACTGGTTTCAGCTCCTGGCCCCAACTATATGCACTTCCCTCTCAGCATGACGGAGCAGGACTTCGCTCAGTTATTCGCTGAGGAAAGCCACAGTGTCTTTAAGGCAGGTCAGGAGATTAAAGAATTTCGTTTGCCTTTAGTTGGAAACCGTAGGAATGAAGAATTAGACTGTGCTGTGCTAGCGTTTGCGGCATTATACGCACGAGGCCATACCAACTATGAATTTGAGGAGAAGGTTAACATGACGACAGTGCCGGATTCGGAGGCGGCTAAGGCGCGTGCTGAGCGCAGGGCACTAGCTGCTCAGCGTAGGCAGAGACGCCCAAGCTTGCTTAGGAGCCTAAGACTATGAACTTCCTATCTAGCTCAACACCACCACTGGTCGATGATGTTATAGTGCAGGGAGATAGTTACCTGTTTGTGTTCGAGGTGGATGATTACACAAATGACCTGTGGAGCGGGCAGTTGACCTTTGCCCTGCTGGGTTCTGCTCCCATCATAGTGCCTGCTACAGTTGGTGGGAGCCTGGTGCTGTATAATGCCCTCCTGGATTCAGCAAGCAGTCTCCTGCTACCAATAGGTATGGTGGATTCATACCTAATCCTGACTCAAATCACAGGAACACCGCCACAGCGGGTGAGCCTTTACCTAGGCAGTGTGACGATAGAGCCTAACCCACTGGTGGCTTATGTTCCCACCACACCTAATCAGAAGGCTCTGGCCGCGGTCAACAATACCATTAATACTATCCTGTCTCAGCCAGAGAGTAGTGCCAGCTTTAATGGACAGAGCTATACACTCCATAACATCAAGGACCTTTTCGACATTCGCAATTCTCTTCAGGTTCAGGTGTCGGGTGAGTTAAGGGCCATGGGCCTGGTAGTTAAACCAACAGCCCGTATCATTCAGAATCGTTTTGTATGAACAGTAATACAGCACAGCGCATTAGGCAGAGGTGGCGTCGAGATGGCCATAGGCTTTATGGCAGCAATGGCTCTTCAGGAGGTCAGACTGGGGATGGTAATCTTGGGGACAGGATGTATTCTGGGGCAGACGTCACACCCACTAGTGAGGACTTCCTAGGAGACTGGCGTGCTGAAGATACGTTCATGCGCTTTAACCTGTGGCGTGTCCGTAATCGGTCCCGTCAGTTGGAGCGTGGTAATCCCTGGTGTATAGCCTTTAAGCGTAACATGCTCAACAATGTGCTAGGCTCTAAAGGCTTTCACTTTAGTAATGAGGCCAAGACTTCTGTGGCCTTTGGAGATTCTGCCAATGGACAGGAGGATATTGTTGCCAATACCATCATCAAGACTGTGATGGATGAGTTTGGAGAGCCACAGAACATGACTGCCCGTAAGCGTCTCAACAGGCGTGAGGTGGACAGGCTGATCCTTAGCCGATTGATGTTTGATGGCGAGGTGTTTCTAAGAAAGCTGCCTGGCTTTGATAATGACTTTAAGTTTACATGGCAGGTGGTGAATGCTGATTACTGTGATTACAACCTGAACCGTCTAGAGCCTAATGGTAACATAACTCAGATGGGAGTGGAGCAGGACCCAGATCACAGGTTCCCTGTGGCGTATTGGTTCTTCAACCGAAGGCCAAATGACTTTTATTACAGTTGGGCTCAGATAGCCGCATCTCCCTACACTCGTGTTGAGGCTAAGGATGTTATTCATTTGTATCTTCAGACTGAAGATGATGAGCAGACACGTGGTTGGCCATGGATATTCGCTGCTTTGCTGGTGTTATTTCGCATGGGCAAGTATCAGGAAGCAGCTCTCATCAATGCTGCTATTGGTGCTTCTAGAGGTGTCTACTTCGAGAAGGCATACCCAGAAGGCTTTACTGGGGACCCAGCAGAGCTGGAAGATGATGCTGTAATAACTCAGGACCTACCAGCTGGCTCTGGATTAGAGCTGCCTTACGGTGTTACGGCCAAGCTAGCAGACATGAAATATCCTGATCAGGACTTCGGACCATTTAACAATGCCCTGTTGCTAACTACCAGTGCTGTGTTTGGAACCAGCTATGCCACTTCTACTGGGGACCTGAGTCAGGCTAACTTTGTCAGTTCGCGCCTAGGACAGCTGGAAGAGCGTGAGCAATACAAGGCTGTGCAGCAGTTCCTGATAGACCGATGGAAGAAGCCTGGTTTCACTGAGGAGCTGTATCGTTCCATGATCATCCAGAAGGTAGCTCTGCCTTTAAGGTTATTCACTAAGTTTAACCAGCCGAAGCATGTTGGTCGCAGGTGGCCTTTTGTGCAGCCTGTGGATGATATGAAGGCTAAGGAGATGGCAATGAACAATTGCGTCACCTCCATAAGTGATATCATTGAGGAGACTACACAGGAGTCTGCTGAGACTGTGTTCAAGCGTATCTCCGAGGATAACAAGATGATGGAGAAGTATGGCTTGGAGCGTATCTTGACTGGGAGAGTTACAGCAGAGTCAGCAGCAGGAGAGGAATTAACAGCTCCCGCAGGAGCTACACCACCACCAAAATAAAACTACCATGAACGCAAATCAATCAGGATTAGAAGCCAACCGTCCAGAAGCCTCAGCATTACGCATTGGAGCATTACGATATTATGCTACAGACACTCAAGTTGTTTATGAACAGCGAGGAGGATATTGGTCCACGGCAGACAGTTTGTCTCAGGGCGATGTTAGAGGCTGGTTAAGTGGTGATGCTGCGGCAAAACCAAATCCAAGTCAATATCTGGGTTGGGTGTTTATAGACTCAGCAACAGGTGATAAGTTTGAGGGATTTCCTGATGCATGGGTTCCTGTGACATTGTCGGGAGCCAGCTTTGCTGGAGGTGGAGCTGGAGGTGGAGCTGGAGGTGGCGCAGGTATCCAACATGTTCAGGTTCCATTGACCACTAATGATTTCCTCACAATCAATGATACTCCAAAAATTCTCCTCCCTGCTGCTAGTCCAAACATCAATGTAATCCTAAGAATGCTGTTTCGTTTTAACCTTACTACTCCTTTTACAGGTGGCGGTCCTATCACCGTTGGATATGGGACAGGTGGGATTCTAGCTGTGGATTCGACAATTCCTGCTGCTGCTCTTACTGGCTCTCTCGGAGATTTCTCATTTCTTAGAAATGGTTTTTCCAATCCTTCCTTGTTGTATTCAACTGGTATTGATAATGACATCTATCTGGTTCAAACCTCTGATAACTTTTACGCTGGGCAGGCAGATGGCAGTGTTGATTTGTGGTATGTTACAACTTAAAAATAAACGTTTGCCTTAGCTTGGAAACCGATGAACGTTTTATTACAGAAGGTAGTGAAGCCTAAGTTGCCGCTCCTTAACAGAGTGAAAATTAGGCTGAACAAAAAGAAACAAACCAAACAACAGAAGGAGAAAACAAAATCAGATGAAGTCAATTCTAGCAATCATTACACAAGTTTCTGTTAGCGATGGTGTGCCTACGCATCCCATTGTCATTCCACCTGGCAGTGAGTTGCCGCCACTGGATATTTGGGGTGGCAAGCCGCCACCATTTGTTGACATTGGTGGCCCAGGCGCACAGCCAAAGCCAGAGCATCCAATCGTGTTGCCGCCAGATGGTCCGCCATTGGTAATCTGGGGTGGCGCACCGTTGCCACATCCAGGCCACCCAATAGCTCCTGGTGGCACACCGCCCAAGCCAGCACATCCCATCGTCATTCCACCAGATGCACAACCAGTGCCACCTGGCATTTGGGGCGGTGGGAATGTGCCATTTCCTGAGCACCCAATTGTTATTCCGCCAGGAGTGGATTTGCCGGAGAAGTTCACAGTGATCGTTTACCATGAAGAAAGTGGCAAGTGGGTCGCCATTGACTTTGTTCCTGGTGGTAAGCCACCGTCGAGTGCTGGTCCCAAGAGGTAAGAGGCCGGATGAGGAATTGTGATATGATGCTCGTGGTTGTAAAAGGCTGCGAGCATCTTATTCACTGGAGGTGAATATGAAAAAGAACAAGGCAAAGAAGCCAGTAGCTGTTACAGCCAATGGCAAATGCTGGTATCGGATTCATGACAGTGCCAACGGCAATGAGGTCCGCATAGACCTTATGGAAGAGATTGGTGGCTGGGGTATTTCTGCCAAGATGTTTCGAGATGCCTTGAGCACATTAGGTAAAGGTCAGGCAATCCATCTTCACATTAACTCGGATGGTGGGGACATTCTAGAGGGAAATGAGGTGTATAATGCCCTGGTGGAGCATGAAGGTCCTGTGCGGGTGAGCATTGGAGCATTGGCTGCTTCAATGGCTAGTGTGATAGCTATGGCTGGTGATCCGATTAGCATAGCTAAGAATGGCTGGCTCATGATTCATAATCCATGGACCATAGCTATGGGTGATGCCAGTGACTTTAAGAAGATAGCCAATGTGTTGGATGAGATGAAGACTAACATCATTGGAGCCTACACAACTCAGACTGATATGTCTGAGAAGGACATCTCGGACCTTATGACTGAGGAGACTTGGATGACGGCAAAGGATGCCTTAGACAAAGGCTTTGTCGATTCCATTGATGATCCCTCGGACCCAAATGAGGAAAAGGAAGATCAGGAGATGGAGTGTGCTAGGAATTTCAAACTGACCAAATTTCGTAACTCGGCAAAATTTCTCTCAAGACCGCAAGAGCCGAAGCAGGCAGCAGTGAGTGGGAACACTCCTGTTGTTATTACTGGTGGGAACACTGGGGCTTCATCTGGTGGAGAGCAGGAACCAACAAACAAACCAAAACAAATAGAGGTTGTAAACAAAATGGAAAAACCAGAAACACCTTCACCACCTGCCAAACCAGAGCCAGATGAGGCAGCAGTGAAGGAAGCAGCAGACAAGCTTTACAAGGCCAAGCTGAAGCGTGATCAAGAGATTGATGACATTGTCTTGGCTGTAAGAAAGCGTGACAAAAAAGACTTCGGTGAGCTGGCCGCCAAGTTTAAGCAGGAAGACAAGACCGTGGCTGAATTTTCACGTGCCCTTGTTACTTCGGAGGACTACAAGGACTTCGAGGTCATCGGTGGTGGACTTCAGCTCATTGAGCCGCTGGATGCTCTCAAGGGCAGTCCTGGCTATCTAGTAGTAACTAATCCAACCTACCGTATGTGGGCTGATAAGGTTAACAAGAAAGGCCGTGGAGCTATTGATAAGAATACATCAATAGCAGTGGAAGCAGCCTATGGTGTGCGTGAATTTTTGAACGCAGCAATGCGTGATCCAAGATTCATGAACGCTCCTGCAGCTCCTACTAGTGCTGGTCTAACCAGTATTGAGAAGTTGCCAGGTATTGTGGACTTGGGTGTAAGGCCATTAATGGTTAAGGACCTTATTGCCCCAGGTGCCACAGGAGCTACCACAGTCCGTTATATCCGTGAAAAGAGTTTCACGAATTATGCGACCACAGTAGCTGAAGGCACTACTAAGCCAGTAGCCTTGTTTGAGTATGAGGAGAAGGATGCTCCTGTGCGTAAGATTGCAGCTTATACTAAGGTGACTGATGAGTTGTTTGCTGACTATCTAGCGATGGCCAGCTACATCAATCAGCGGCTACCTTACATGGTTGAGCGCACCGAGGAGGATCAGTTACTCAATGGTGATGGCACAGGTCAGAACTTAACAGGTATCATGCAAACCTCTGGTATCCAGACTCAGGCTAAAGGCACCAACACTGATGCCGATTCTATCTACATGGCTATGACCAAGATTCGGTCAATTGCCTTCTTTGAGCCTGATGGAATCGTGATCAATCCTAACGATTTCCAGATTCTGAGGTTGTCTAAGGATACGGCTGGGCAATACTTCGGTGGTGGCCCATTCACAGGTGCGTATGGTAATTCTCCCTTGGTGGCATTTGATTCCATCTGGGGTAAGCCCTGCGCAATCACAACAGCAATAGCAGCTGGGACAGCTCTTGTGGGAGCCTTTCGGCTGGGAGCGCAATACTTCATGCGTCAGGGATTGACTGTGGACATGACTAACTCGGATCAGGATGACTTCATTAAGAACCTGATGACGATTCGCTGTGAGGAGCGTCTTGCGTTGGCGGTGTATAGGCCATTGGCCTTCTGCACTGTAACGGGCATCGTGTAATAGAAAGGAAACAAAACCATATGGCTGAGAAACCAGTAAAAGAGAAGCCTGAACCAACTGTGCCTCCTATGCCTGACGAGCCAGGTGGCGGAGGTGCGAAGCCAGCAAAGCCAGAACCTGTCAGGAAAGGTGGAGAAGAAGAAGCAGAAGAGTGAGTTGTTGATTGGATAGCTGCCAGTGGTGCGGTCCTCACTGCTGGCAGCATCCTCACAGAAAGGAAACATATGAAGATAGCTAGAGAAAAAGTTTGGCAGACTAAGGAAGGAAAGCTTGTGCCAGATGGTGACCCTGATTCAGCATTTCTAGTAGCAGCTAAGGGACAGGAGGTGCCAGATAGGGATGTAGCAGCATTTGAAGATGCTGATAAATTTTTTGGGCCAGCTAGTAATCCTGTAACCACTGAGGAAACAGTGACTGTTGAGTCACACACAGTGCACAAGCAACATAGGAAACACAACAAATGAAAAAATGCACCGCTAAATGTTGGACTGGGCCATTAGTATCAGGGAAACCATCATTGGTAGCTGATGGTAATGCTGGAGCGATACTATTGGTAGCTGTTCCAGGTCAGATTATGTCTGATGCTGATGCGGCTACTTATGATCCAACTTCCTTTGCTACATTCTTTGCGGCGGCTACACTGGTTGAAGGAAAGATAGTCAATCAGCCTGGGTCAATACGTCAATATATGGAAGTTAGTGCCGCATGAGTATCTTATCACAGGCATTCCAACACACTCTCGATGCGCGTGAACGTGTTGTTGGCGTCAGGGAGAAGATCACCTTGGACGGCATACAAGTTGATGCTTTGGTAGAATCCATACCAACTTCCCCTGACCCTGTGGTAGGAGGTGTAGCCAATCCTGATACCTTTATTGTTCAGATAGCTACTGATGCTTTTTCAGCTAGGCCAGTTGTAGGAGCATCAGTAGGGATTAGGGACCTAACATTGGAAGTGTTGTCTATAGATGATGTGAATGGAATAACATATCATTTAATCGTGGGAGATGCTTCTTATGAGTAGCCAGTTGGAATGGAGCTGTGAGGAGTATTTTAAGCAGTTGTTTGCTCTCAATCCTGCTATTACAGAAGTTATTCCAGTTGATCAGATTCGTCATTTTGATGACGATGATCAAGCTGATGTTGATGGCCTTATCATTCAAGCTACTCAGGGCGAGCGTTTGCTAGGTGGGGCTGTAGGAGCCTTTGATATGGAGCTACGTGTGACTCTCCGTAGTTTTCAAAGCACAGCTGATCAAAATGAACAGGTTATAGATGCTGTTGTGGATAGCGTTTATGATCCTACGCAGGTTGGGCGTCCAGAGTTAGCTGCAGTTACAGCACGCTTCAGTTATCTTCGCATTCTCGATCAGATGACTAGTGAAAGGGTCAATACAAAACAAACACGTAAACGGGACAAGGTGTTCCCACTAATAGCTAAAGGAGTATAATATGGACACAGAACAAAAAGTAGATGTAGTAAAGGAAAGACAAGACAGGGCAGATGCAATGAAATTGAACGCTTTACAGGCCAAGCTTAAGGCCCTTCAGACTGCGAAGTTTGAAGATGAAGGGCAGAGAGCAACGGCCATCGCCAGATGCCAGGCAGGAATCGATGAATTGAAGAATGCTTCAGCTTCTTCAAACCAAGGAGGTAAAGAACAAACATGATACAATCACTGATCGCTTTTGTGACTGGATTGTTCGCTGTTCCAACAGGTTTTGGCACAGCTGGCATGAGACGTCATCGAATTGCTGGTGAGATATTGATTGTTGGTAGCTGGGCTGGGCAGCGTGGTGTTGAACTGGATGAGACTGGTATCAGCGTCCGTGCCTTTGACTGTATTTATCGGCCATTTGTTAATGATCGGCTGATGAGTAATGTCGGTGAGCCTAGAGCACGAGCTGTTAGCGGTGGATTCTCCCGTGAAGTCACTGTTCAAGGTGAAGCAACAGGAGCCACTGGGTTAATGGCAGCTACGCTAGGTGTGCCTATTGTTGTGGCGAATGACATTAAGACATTCCACCCAACATCATATGCCACTGGAACTACACCACCTGATGCCCTGTTGTTGCTTGATGAAGTAACAGAGAGTCAGGAGCGTGCTGGCTGGCGGTCTATCAACATGAGATTGTCGAGTGATCCTGGCATCAGCAGTGTTTCATAATGAGTATAACTGGAGGAGGTAAATCCATGAACAATAAACCTCAGGAGACTAATCATGCAAACAGCCATCCCATTTCATACGGCTGACGCAGTTCTAGCGTTCAGCCTGTATCTAGCTGGTATTCCTTTCTATGATGATACCAGGCCTTGTATCAACATCTATGATGAGAACATCCTAAAGCGTCTAGGCTTTGTGGGCCTAGAGCTAGAGGAGGGTGTGCGTAGGGCTGTAGCTAAGAAGAAGAAGGGTCATCTTGAATACGCTTTTCAGAGAACACCAGCATTGTCTATGCTTCTTAAGGCTTACCAAGAACAAAGCTTGGCTCTTCAGAATGATGAAGGGACTGCAGTGGACGTAGTGCATAGGCTCTTGAAGGACCTAACAACTGAGACTGAGGTAAGTCCATTCACCATTATCCGATTGGCCTGTGTCATTTTGAAGATGCGAATTAAGTTTGTTAATCTATGGCAGCAGATTGTCCCACTTATTCGAGTGTTCAATGAAGGTGATGCTGTAACCATCGAGGATGACATGGAAGGAAGTGGGCGTGTTCGCCGCAGGTTTCCTGGCTTTAAGCTGGTTAGTCTAAATGCAAGTCAAGCAACAAAGGATAAAATGAAGTTATGAATGAAAATGTAGTTAAAGCAGAACAGGCCTTCAATCAGGCCTCTGCAGGATATGAGTTGTGGGGTAAGCAGCTGGAACCATTTAGTGCAATGCGGCAGGCCTGTGCTGCGGCTATGGGTTTGCGCTTCGGTCTAGTAGATGAGGCTGACATCTTTAGAATCAGTGTGGAGACTCTTAAGGATGATAAGAAGAAGAAACAGGACCTACAGTTTTACAATCAGATGTTTCAGGATGTCATAATTGTCCTGTGGCTTTGTTCTGTGTCTGGGAATGAAGTCCTTAAGGCTCTACGTAATACAGACCGAGCTAAGGAAAAGGCTTTCATTTGGGCAGATGATCATGAGATAGGAATTACATCAACTCAGTATTTCGAGGCAGCAGCTGTGTTTTTCCAAATTATGGTAGGTATAGCATCCTCTACAGGAGTGCCACAACCAGTAGAAGGAGAGGAACCTGATGAAGACCCAAACGAATGATGCCATCGCAGTGGGCCCAGTACTGTGCTGCGGTGGCAGATGTAACAGGCCTTACAGCAAAGGTCATTTGGGAGGACCTACCATTGGCCATAGGTAAACAGTATGAGGCTGTGTTCTATGCTAAGCACAGGATCAAATTACAGTCATTGGATAAGGCTCCACGAGTATCTCAGGAACCAGGATTGAAGAAGGTCATAAGGTGAAAATTGAGTATGATAAACGATTGTTTAGCCAAGCCTTGCGAGAGTATCAAAAGGAGACAGGCAAGGACATGGTTGATGTTCTAAACAGGGCTGGTAGGAATGTAGCCTTTCGAGCATCTCAATTTACACCAGCAGCTACAGTTGGAAAGATTCGATCAGACCTGAATCGGGACCCACACCTCAAGTATGCCCTGACTAGCTTGGCCTTAAAGAAAAAAGGCATAGGCATTCTGCCATCTCCTCAATTCGCTAAGGAGGTGGAGAAGTTTGTGGCACGTAGGGTAGCTAGCCGTGCTTTTTTGCGTAGTGGCTGGTCTGCTGCTATAGAGGCACTGGGAGGAGTTTATCGTGGGCGCAACCCAGGCAAGGGTCATGGCTATGCTACTAAGGCCAGTGTTTATCGTTTCCTGACTGAGATAGCTAACACTGTCCCAGGCATCGAGAAGATAGGCGTGGCTGCCTTGAAGAAGGCAATAGACTATGTTTCTCAGGACATGATAGATTATGCTAACAGTCTGATGGTTAAACGGGCAAATGCTCATAGTGCTGGGAGGTAACAACAATGGCGACTAAGGCTGAACTGAAAGCAAGGCTGAGTCTGGATACTGCCTTGTTTGAAAGAGGTATTGCAGCTGCTCATTCTGGTGCTGCTAGATTAGGCTCTGCCTTTTCTGGGGCATCTGGAATAGGAGTGGCTGCTTGGGGTAAGTTAGCTGGAGTGGTAGCTGCTTTGGGTGGTGCAGCTGGATTTGTGAAAGGAGTTAAGGGAGCAATTGATCTTGGGGAGTCCCTCAAGAACATGTCAGATCGAACAGGCATAGCAGTGGATAAGCTGGTGATCCTTGAACAAGCCTTTCGTGAGGCTGGGTTAGAGGCAGATGACATTGGTCTATCTATTAACAGGATGCAACGTTACATCGAGAGAGCTGGACCCCAGAAGTTAGGTGAGGCATTCTTTGTTCTTAGGCAGTTGCGTCCCGAACAACAATTTCAGGTATTAGCTAATGCCATTAATTCTATGGGCACAGCCTCGGAGCGTGGTGAAGCTGCCATGGAGGCTTTTGGTCGTGGTGGGGGCAAACTTCTAGCAGTTTTTGCCAAGAGTGGTGGCTTGGGAGATATTCAGAAAGACTTAGGTAAACAGGCTGAGTTGCTAAGACAAAATGCTGATGCATTTGCTAAGGCTGCGGACCTACTAAAGCGAACATCTACTCAGTTTCGAGGATTCTTTGTTGGTGTAGCAGCTGGCTTGATCAATACCCTTGGGCCTATCATTGATAAGGTTTCCAAGATAGACTTTACTGAGGTTGGAAAGAAGTTTGGTCAGGCATTGGTTGCAGGAGCACAGGCCCTTGTAGGCTTCTTTAAGAATCCTGAGCTGTTGTTCTTTGCTGCGAAGGAAGGTTTTAAGGCAGCTCTGATGGAAGGTGCTAATGTTCTTATAGCTATCTTCAAGGCAGCTATTCAATTCTTTCAGCAAGGTCTAGTTAGTATGTTTGTGGGTCTTGGAGATGTGATCATTGGAGTGCTATTGCAGGCTTTTGCTAAGCCCATAGCCTATCTACAGGCTGGGTTGGAGGCAGCTATCAACAGTGTAACCTCTGGTGGAGCAATGGATGTAGCTGCTCATAAGCTAGATGTTCAGTTCCTGGAGAACATGAAGAAAGGAGCAGCTTCTGGGGACATTATTCAAAAGGGATTCTGGGCGGCCATTGGTGGGGACCAGAAGCTGGCGGAGGCTAAGGCAGAACTGGCCAAATCTATAGCAGCACAGCAAGCCATTCCACAGCAGAGTATTGGTCAGCGTGCTCAAGAAATTCTGAAGCAGGGAGGTCCTGGGTTTGGAATCTTTGAAACTAAGACAGCACAGCAATACCTTGATGAAGGTAGTAAGAAGTTGAGTGAAGCCTTTGATGCTGCTGCCAAGGTCCTGAAGAATTTGAAGGTGGATGATGTCATGGGAGCTAGTCAGGCATTGGCTAATGTTATGGCAGCTACTCAGGCAGCTATTGATCAGGGTAAAGAAGTCCTCATTAAGAATCTTGGTGTGAGACGTATAGCTGGACCTGGCGAGTCACAGGAGGCAATAGATCAGATTGAAGCAAATCGGTTGGCTTTCGAGAAAGCACAGAAGGAAGGTATCAATCCTCCTGGCGCGCCAGAGACTCCTCAGGAAATGCAAGACCGAATGATGTTGTCGCTGCGTCAAAGATTCGAGGAACATCCAGTGTTTAGCCTACCACCTATGATGCGTGATATTTTTGGGCCAGGAGCCATTATGGGAGCCTTCGGTGTGCAAGGAGCTGCGGGACTCGGAGGACCACACGCTATTGTGAGCGACCGACACGCTAGGAGGGAAGCGTGGCTAAGGGAGAAGGCTGAGCGTGGCTCTAAGCAGGGAGTGGAGAAGTCTAATGAGTTGTTGTCTGGTATTAAGACAGCCACCGAGGAAACAGCAGATGCTTGGAAGGAATGAGGTATGATCATTTACATTGGTGATGCTAGCTATGATGATTTGACGATTCCATCTGTTGGAAAGTCTGATTGGGGCATGGATACTCTGACCCGTAACTTGGCTGGCCGTAGGGATCAATTTCAGACTTTCATAGCTTCCCTAGTTCAAGGTCAGGCAGCTCCTGATCCTTATGCTGGCTTTAAGTTACAGACTTGGGACCCAGACCCAAGTGATCCAATCTGGGGTAGAGTCCAGCTCAATTACAAAGGTTTGGTTGGTGGTGTAACTCCTCCTGATCAAGCTTACAATGAGATCATAGAAACCTCTGGTAGTAGTTCGCACAATTGGACTACGCCATATGATTATGGTGGAGGATTTTTTGCTGTATCAGCTGTGATGGATTTTACCTACTATGCTGGGCAGACTACATATCGTTATGTTCGCACTGCGGACCCAGGAGCAGCAACACACTCCTCTCTAGCCACTACTTTTATCACATCTCTCAAGAGAGTTCATTTTACCGTCAGCAATGAGGATGGTTCAACGACTGTGTTTGGTGGGTCTGCTCCAGTGGGTATAGTCTCAGCTACTTCGCCAGTGCTATCTGTAGGAGCAGTGGGCTATCGTTCAAGCCCAGTCCTGGGCACAGGCTTTTTCGAGATGGAGGATGTTGTGCGAGCAGAATTGCGTGATGCGGGAGGATAAGAGGTTGTGCCATTAGAGGACCGTCATACTTGGAAGAAGAAACGCGGGCCGCAATGGTTTCGTGATTTGATTGATGACATCTATGATCGAATAACAAATGTTCAGCCTTTATCTGGCTTAAGCATAAATGTTGGCCAGACAGAGAATGGACGGCAAATTGATTTTAGTAACATCGCTGGTGGAGGTGCAGCTGGAACGGATGTTAGTTATGCCTTCCAGATGATCGATGCATCAACGGCCACTGATGAGGCTATATTGATAAGGGATGGCTTAGTATGGGGACCTAATAATGCAGATGGAGTCCTCCCTGCTGGTATGGGTTCAGACACCTATACCACCAATGTTAGTGATAATGACAAGGTGTGGGTTGGGACTTCTTGGAGTGACAATCAAATAACTTCGGCTTGGGTTGATAGTGGAGCGACAGTTCCAGAGGATGATGCTAATACCATCTACTGGCTTCTTGGTCATATTGATATTGATCCTGATACTCACAAGATTACCATTACACAGGAGCAGCTAGGTGACATTGTGATCTGGTATCCACCACAGCAGGATGTGGACCCAACGACAATTGATGAGCTTGTGTTAGTGGCCGATACTGATGATGGAACCATTCGCTGGCTAGAGACACAGCAATGTGGATGCGATAGCACAGGTGTGGATGATGGGACACCATAATAAATGGCAACAATTCAACTAAAGCGGGGAACAGCAGCAGCTTGGACAACAGCGAATACTGTGTTGCTTGTTGGGCAGCCAGGAGTGGAAACCGACACGCATAAGTGGAAGGTTGGTGATGGTTCTACGGCATGGAATGACCTTCCATATATGCTTGGCGGTGCTGTTCCCGCTCCTGTTCATGCTGGATATGTGGCATTGGTGGCTGGCGTAGCTACGGTGATGGTAGATTGGGTTACTGCGAAAACCATCATCGTTGTGTCATCACAAACTACAGATACAGCAGCTAAGTCAGTTGCAGCAGACCCAGCAGACATAGTGCCTGGTGTTAGTTTCATGATTCGCAGTGGTGATGTATCCGATACTCGCAGTGTGTTCTGGATGGCTAGGGAGCCAACAGACAATCCTCCTATGGCACTTAAGGTGGTCGTGCTAGCAGGCCAGCAAACATACCCAGCTGCAAATTGGGTGGGTGTGCGAAAAGATTTCACAGGAGTGGATGAAGCATGGTTGTCATTTGATCTGGCTTATGATGATGCGACTATTCCCTTGTTTCTGGTGCCTGCTGGCGGTCCTGATCCTGGGGTGTTTGGAGATACGTCGAATCCTCTCTACAACTACTTCTTCCCTGAGCATAATGGAAGTAACTATTGGTATTTGAGTAGTGGAACGGATGCTGAGGCTACCGCACCTACAATCATTGGTTCAACATGGTTTCACATCGAATTGCATTTCTGGAAAGACAATGTGGTAGACTTGTATGTTGACGGCACACTTAGGGTGACCGTTCCAGAAGGTTCAGGCAGCCCATCCGAAGTCATCATGCTCGGTAATTTCCAGAATGGGGCTGTGACTGGAGATTCTACGACCTATTTCAAGGATGTCAAGCTGGGGACCACCCGTGGAGGTCATGATTTGTTTGCTGATGATTTCGGCAGTGGTGGTGTAACAAACTGGACTTCTACCATGGCCACTGCAGGCACTGTGACGGTCGTTCCCATTCCGTATGTTTGATAGTAAAGCACAGCTATCTTCTGAAGGGAAGATACAATACAACCCAGCTACTGGAAAGATTAAGTTATTCCAGCCGTGTAGAGATGTGCAAAACTGGATGGTGACGGTCCGCATCCAGCTAATAGGCTGTATCATCTATTGCCATCCCACCACTGGGGAGGGTTATCATCTCAGTCTGGACTTTACCACTGATCAGGAGACACTTAAGTTTGCATCAGAGACGAATTGTCTTGTCCAGAGTTTTACGTGGTGTTGTGGTGATCCTGACGCAGTAACAAATCAGGATTGCGTGGTTTGTCGTTCTGCTGGTGATCCAGTAGACTGTGATGAGGAATGTGATGCGGATATCGCAGACATCGTTATCGCAGACAATGGGCTTGATCCAAAATATCCTCAGCCTTGCGTTCCAGTTGATCGAGGAAACTATAGCAGCACTGCCACCTATTATGTTAATGAATGGGTTCAGTGGGCTGGCACTGGTGGTGATGGCAACTTTTATATCTGTATCAAGACTTCACCAGCTGGAACATTACCATCGAATGGTTTGTATTGGCGACAGTTAATTGACGAGTCACCGCCAAGCTATGGTGTTGGATGTAGTGGTTTGGTGGCATATAGCAATGATATGTCGGTCCATTTATCATTGTTTGATGGCGAGTGGTATCTTACATTCAGTTTTGGGATGGTTGGTAGTATATGTGGTGCAAGTGTGGCTCCAGTATCAGGTGACTTTCCTTTTAACCTGAACCTTGGGGCTGACCCGACAGGAGATTACCACTATGAATCAGGGCTGGGAGGGACTCCAACCACACCTGGAAATTTGATAGCAGATATTAACATCGCACCAGTTTCCTAAAATGATTGTTCATTTACGACATGCTGTGGTAGAGGTAACATCACAGGGAGCAAAAGTGATAGAAATTTATCGTCATGGCATTAATCGAGAATGGCCATTGTTACTTCAGCCTTTCAAGCTTATGGCTAGACCAGGGGACCGTGGACTTGGCGACATAATAGAACGAGTCATTGGCCCAGTTGGAGGAGATGCTTACAAGGCTTGGTATTTGAAGGTATTTGGCGTGCCTTGTGGATGCACTAGACGTTCGGACAATCTAAATCAGAGGTTTCCATTGCCACAATAATTAGCTTGCCTTTGAATAAAAAATCGGTCAAGGTAAAGATAAATGAACGCTAGGGACCGAGTAGCTCTTGTCATAGCAGTAGGACTTACCTCATGGGGAGTGTTTGCTATTCTAGCAGCAGCATGGCGCAATAAGTCTCTAGGAGAAGCTGGCGGCGAGATTCTAGGCCTGATAGCTGGTGGGCTAAGTGCATCTTTGGCGGCATACTTTACTCGGAACAACAATAACAACAATGGAGATAAACCAAAATGATAATCGCACTGTCACTACTAATAGCCGTGGTTGGCCTGTTGATGTATGTCCTGGCCAGTAATCCGAAGGTCCAAGAGATTGGCCGCATAATGCTGTTCTGCGGTCTGCTGGCCTTCCTAATGGGTGGTGTTGGAGATTTGATCAAGGCCATACCAGGTCGTTGATTAAATGAAGAGGCACACTGAGGAATTACATCCACTCATCAAGATTGGTAATGTAACTATCTACAGTAACAGGGAAGGTAGTTACATCCAATTTAAGAGTGATCTTGATGTTTGCACTGATGGGACAGGCGAACATTACGATGACCAGTCGCCACAGGATGAGACTGCCTATTACAATGGTGGTAAATTCCTAAATGCTGACGTGGACCAATACATCGTCATTCCTCCGCAGGTCCGAAGTATGGTAGGTCCCGTGGTGATGGGCTGTCAGGCTAGAGCCACGCGCATTTCTACCAAGCAGGCCTTTGATGCCGTAACGGGAGAGATTGGGCCAGACAATAAGACAGGTGAGGCTGCCATTTGTCTAGCTCAGAAGCTCAACCCTAATGTTTCAGCTAATTCAGGAGACAGCAAGCATGATTACTTGTATGAGCTGTGGCCAGGAGTGCCTGCAAAGGTGAATGGAAAGCACTATAAGTTAGAGTCAGCTGGTTAAAATTTTTGTATCCATCTTAAACCAATCGTATTAAATAGAAGTTATGGCATTGATACCTGCTAATCTGCCTTTGAAAATTTACATAGGCATTACCTTTGGGCCAGTCATCCTACGTGCTAAGGATGCGGCTAATCAGCCAGTGGACCTTACGGGCTGGAAGGTATTTGCTGAGGTTCGGAAGAAGCCAGGTGCAGTTTTGTATCTGGATTTACAGCCAGTTTTTAGCAACATTACCATAGGTGAGATCACCATTCCAAAGATGGCAGATGAACAGACCTACGATTTGGTAGCTGGTAATTATGATTGGGACCTAATTCTTGAGGACCCAACTGGAGATAGGCGTGGGCCATATATTCAAGGACCTTTTCCAATCGTGGCTATAGTCACTAAACCTCCAGAGGGTGCAAGGGAATGAATGGTATAGATCACTTTGATGTTGAACTGGAAACTGATCCATCAGGTATAGATCACTTTGATGTTGAGCTACCAGATCAACAGGTTACTACTGTCTTTGTTCCACCTCCAGCATCTCCAATTACAGTAGCAGTGTTAGGAGATGATATCATCATTCAGACTTTTGAGATAGGAATACCAGGGCCACCAGGGCCATCAGGCATAGGTGGGGTGTTTGGGGAGGTGCCTGGTGGAGCCTTGAATGGATCAAACCTGATGTTCTCTACTAGTCAGCCATTTAATAAGCTGATTGTTTTTCTAAATGGCCTCAAGCAGCGGCCAAATATAGATTTCTATGTTACAGCTCCAAATCAATTTTCATTAACATCAGCACCACTTTCTGGAGATTCTTTATTGGCAGACTACTATTCAGGATGAGGTAACACTATATGGCTACAACACAAATTCGCGGTGCAAACGCTGGCACTGGCGTATCACAGATTCAAGCAGCTACAATTAGCAATGCCGACATTCATGCTGCTGCTGCTATAGCTCTCACCAAGTTACAGAAGGTCCCCATCACCCCAGATGGAGTTACAGCCTTCACCGCAGCTCAGTCAATGGGTGGGTTTAATCTTACCAACCTGGCTGCTCCATCGGCAGGCACTGATGCGGCTACCAAGACCTATGTGGATAACGTAGCACAGGGATTAGCAGCAAAGGCATCTGTCCGTGTTCTGGCCTCATCCAACATCACTCTATCAGGCACACAGACTATTGATGGAGTAGCCTTGTCTGCTGGTGATCCAGTATTGTGTATCGCCCAAACCACAGGGTCACAGAATGGTTCATACATTGTGGCAGCTGGTGCATGGACTAGAACTACAGACTTTGATGATGTCAATGATGCTGATAGAAGTCCCTACTGGTTTGTAGGAGAAGGCACAGTTAATGCTGGAAGTGGCTGGGTAATGACTACCTGGCCTTATACCATTGGCACAACTGCCTTATCATTTACTCAGTTTAGTGGTGCTGGGGAGATCATAGCTGGTAATGGTTTATCAAAATCTGGAAACACATTATCCATCAACACAGCTATTACTGTTGACATAAGCACAGCCCAGACCCTAACCAATAAGTCAATAGACGCTGGGCAACTTACTGGAACAATAGCAGCAGCTAGGATGCCCGCACTGACGGGTGATGTAACTACAACAGTTGGCACTGTAGCTACCACAATAGCTAATAGTGCAGTCACGCTCGCCAAGATGGCTAACCTAGCAGCCAACAGCGTCATCGGCAATGCGACAGGAAGTCCTGCAACTCCTACGGCTGTTGGTATGGTGAGCACAGCTACAGCTAGCACTGTAGCTTTTCGAGATGGCAATGCCAATATCCTATTCAACAACGTCATTGAGAATGCTGCTACCATAGCTACAGCAGGAACCACTACCACTCTCACGGTCGCTAGTGCTAAGACCGAGCAGTTCACGGGCTCATCTACTCAGACCTGCGTTCTGCCTAATGCCACTACTCTCACCGTAGGTCACTCTTTCATTATCATTAATCGTTCCAGTGGTGTAGTGACTCTTAATATGAACGGTGGGTCCCTGCTACAGAGTATGGCGTCTAGTAGTGTCTGTATTGTTACACTGATAAATAATGGCACAGCTGCTGGGACCTGGGACAATATTTATATTTCAGGCTCTGGTGGTGGAGTGACCACAGTGTCGGTGGTTAGTGCTAATGGTTTTGCTGGCACTGTAGCTAATGCTACCACAACTCCTGCTATTACGATCAGCACAACAATTACTGGAGTATTGAAGGGGAATGGCACTGCTATTTCGGCGGCAACAGCTGGGACCGATTTTATGGCCCCAAGTAACTTTGTGGTGCGTGAAAGTCCGACAGGAACCATCAATGGAGTCAATACTGGATTCAATCTAGTCAATACGCCACAGGTTGGGAGTGAGATGCTATTTCTAAATGGCATCCTGTTGGAATCGGGAGCTGGTAATGATTATACAATTTCGGGAGCCAGCATTACTATGCTGGTTACTCCACAAACTGGAGATAGACTGAAAGCAACTTACTTCAAATGATAACAGAATTACATATTACCTACGATGATCAGACTGGAGCTGTTAATGTTAATGGTCCAATAGGGAACAAGGGCCTGTGCTATCTGATGTTGGAATGTGCACGCGATGCTGTAAAGGATCATGTAGATAGGAATGTCCCTATAGCTGTTCCACTAGGTGGTAAGGTAGAGGAGATCATTAGGAATGGCCTAGGCCTAGGTAGGAGAGGTAACAAACCTCGGAGAAAGTGAAATGTCGGCTACACAGCTCAGAGGTGCTCAGGTCCTAGATGGTTCTATCCAGAGGCTAGACCTAGACACCTCTACCGTAGGCAAGGCAGTAATAGCCAAGGCCATTCAGGGGACTGGTATAGCAATAACCTCCACTGGTGGTGATGCTGGAACTGGGGATGTCACAATCAATGTAGGAACAGTTCCAGTGGCTAATGGTGGCACAGGAGCCACAACAGCGGCAACGGCACGGGCTAACCTTCTTGCTGTGGGTGGTGGAGCTAATGGTAGCACTGCACAGCAGAGTTTAAGTGGCGCTGATGCTTACTTAGCTGGTTCAGCTGTGGTGATTCCTGCAGGAGGGTGGCAGGCTGGAACGACCTACAAATGTTTCTTTGATGTAACAAAATCAGCTCTTGGTGTAGCTGCGTGGGCTGTTTCCATTCGCATGGGCACTGCTGGTTCTACAAGTGACCCTATAATTTTAACAATAACTTCTCCCTATGCTCAAACCGCAGTGGCAGATACAGGCCACTTTGAAGTGTGGGTCAACTTTAGGACTGTAGGAAGTGGAACAAGTGCGACAATTGTTGTTGATCTGCGTTTTATGCATAATCTTACCACAACTGGTCTTTCTGTTGGTGGGCAGTTTATACTCGGCAGTGGCACACTTTCAGCTGGTTTTAATTCTACAACTCCAACTACCATTGGAGTAAGTTTCAATGGTGGATCTGGCTTTTCTGGAACCGTGCAGGTAGTTCAGGCAGAATTATATTTATGAATATAAAATAAACGACCCCACAGAACACTATGTGTGATAACACTTATTGTAGTGCTGACCTTAGCAGCAGTTGGGGTAGGGTGGATTGGCTTTGAACTTTGGAGAGCACCAATTATAGATAATGACCGATGAAACATAAACTTCGCATTCGACCCAAGAGCCTACCGACACAGATGAGCCTTCCAGCTCGTCACATCCTACAAAGAAGTGTCGTCAAGGTCTATAACCAGAACCAGGTCCTTGGCCGAAATAAGATGGGTGTTTGGGCAGATATGGGTGGCCTTTCCTATCGGCACAATGGAGAGTATCACTTTTTCTAAATCCCCACATAGAGGACCTTCGCACGATTTATCCGATGCAACTAGGCCAATCCTCGCCACGGGAAAGTGTGGAATTTTGGTTCTCTTGGGGACTGAAAAGCTTGCAGGGTCTTGACCCTAGAATTTAAGAAAGATGCAACCTACGTGGAACCTGCCACGAGATTTTACATCCTCTAGGGTAGTGCGGGAGACTTCCCCACACGGATATTCCCCCCAAGGATTCGTTCGAGTTTTAAGGCCCACAGAGGATTCATCAAGTCCAGCTGGGCAATTTCCTCACCAGATCGCAGAAGCCTTAAACAGTGGGTGGACTTAATAAGGACCGCCACAAATACTATGCCACCAGCCTTCTCTAGGTCCCTAATCCATTTCTCCTGGCCACCTGAGTAGGAGATAGCGGCACCAGGAGTAGGAATGGCCTTACCTTCTATCCAGTAAGAGATGGCCGTGGTTAGGTCTATAGCATAGAGGTCAGGCACTGAGGGAATGCGGCACGCTTCAAAGGACAGTAGGAAGGTGTGCGTGAACTTTTGACGCATCTGCCTAGTGAGCCACTTCTCATCACTCCTCATCGTATTGTAGAAAGAAGTTGTCTGGGTCCGAAAGAATCTCATTGGCCAGCTCCTTCTTGGCCCTAAATGCCCGTAGGATATTGACGTCATGAGTATGCGCAGCGCATAGGTCCCAGATTATGAGCCGATGCTTCAGGCCCTGGCGGTGGACACGCTTCTCGCATTCCTCCCTTAGCCTTAGCGAATGGTCATTGGAATAGAAGATGATGTGCTTGGCGGCAGTGAGTGTGTGACCGAAACCTGCGGACCTAGGCTGACCGAGAAAGTAGGTGGTGTGTGGGTCCTTCATAAACCTGACCTTGGCCTCCCGCCTATCCTCTTCATTTATGCCGCCGTGATAGGACACCGCGGTGGTGGCTAAGGCTTTTTGAATGATAGCTAGATCGGCACGGAAGCGTGCGAAGATAAGAGCCTTGTCCTTTCCGAGGGATTGAAGAAGGCTGAGCAGAGCCTCTAGGCGGGAGGGTGGCTTGCTGATAGGTCTTAGCTTATCTAAAGGCCACCAGCCACTACTAATCTGCTGTAGCCGCATATTCTTGACGAGGGCATTGTGTTCTTCTAGGGAGTCTGGGTCATCCTCTAGCTGGCCATCCTTCGAGAAGTAGGCTAGGCTCTGGACCTTCAGTTCATCATAGATGCGACGTTCCTGTTCAGTGAGGTCAAAACTCCATCGCTTATAGATACGTGGTGGAAGGTCTAGGCATTCCTCCTCCCTTACTCGGAAACAGTAGCCATCTATCTTTGCCCTTAGCTTATCCATATTCCTGTAGCCTTTAATCTCATTGAAGAATCCTATCTCACAAAACTCTGCCTTAAAGCCTGTCCACGTATCGTGTCCTATGATCCAAGGGTCAAGGAATTTGAACTGCGAGAATAGTTCACTGGCTCCTTCGGCTACAGGCTGACCGTCTAGGACTCTCCGATATGGCGCCAAAGGAGAGCACTTGTTGATTAGAAACTTAGTGCGCTGGGCCTGAGGATTCTTGATACTGGCAGACTGGTCGATGAGAAGAAGGCACTTGTGGCTGGTGAGGAGCTGAAGAAGATAGTCCTGTGCTCCCTTACTGACCAGAGCCTCGACATTCATACAGAATATCTTTAGTCCCCTACCCTTTGGTGCCTCTCGGAATAGCTGTAAGGCTTTCTGCCTATGCTTAGTCTTCCAGTTGCTGCTCCAATATTCGGCATAGTAAGGCTTCTTCACATCCGCAGGGATTTCATAGTCCACCCAGTTACGGTGCACACCGTTTGGCCAGGCCACCACCACCAGTGCTTCTATTTCTCCCTTCCCGTAGAGCCACTGGGCTGTGTCGAGTGAAACCTTAGTCTTGCCCGTGCCCTGTTCCATAAACAGTCCGAAGGTCTTGCGGTCCCTAGAAAGGGCAAATGCCCGCCGCTGGTGGTCCATAGGCTTGCGCTTATAGCTGTAGCCTTTGTCGTTGACCTTCCTGAGAGGCTGAGACTTCTCCTTCACTGCTGCTTCGGCTATGCCCTGCTGAGCTAGATAGTCTCGCCGCACTTCCTCCGACCCACCAAGCCACTTCGCGTCTGGCCAGCTAGCTAGGATGTGAGCGATGTTCGCACCAGTTGCTCGGATGACGGCACTACGGTCCTGCCAGCGATAGTAGCCAGGAAGCGAACAGAGTTTGCCGTAGTCACCACCACTCAGGTGACTCTCCGAGGTGGCCAAGAGATGGCCGCTGGAATGAGGCGTAATGATCACACTGGCTCCTACCCACGCACGCTTCCCTCACGCACGTGGGCAGAGTGTCAGTGAGACCTAGGCTACTGTGACTGTTGCTTCGATCTTCTTACTGCCATTGCCGTTGCCATTCTTCTTCTTAGCCTTGGCTTTGGCCTTCTTAGCTTTTGGAGCCTTGGCCGTGTTCTCTTTAGTGGCTGCTACTTTAGCACCACCCTTCGGTTCACGAATCTCTAGACGCTCCATAGCCTCATCGTGCCGCAGGTCCTTAGTGCGTGCTCCCTTATCTAAGGCTTGCTGGACGGTGTCGCCACTTCTGAAGGCCTCCCAGGACTTATATCCAAAGGTGCCCTCCCTCCGTGGGTTCTCCTTCACCAGCTTGTGAAGCGTGTAATCTGAAAGAGCACTCTTTCGTTCTGAACCGTTGCTCTTGGTCGCAGCTTTTTTAGCCTTAGCTGCTTTGGCATTACTTGCTTTTGTTTTCTTAGCCATATTAACTTTATTCACTTTCTTAGTTGATTGGGCTGACTGTGATAGCCAGTCCATTGCTTGTTTTAATTCTAGACATTTCCTTTCTGCCACTCCCCTAGACGCAAATTTAGCAAGTGCTGTGGACTCTGAATACTGATTATAGAAGTCCAACAGCTCCTGATCGGTAGCGTATTTGGGAAAGCTGACATTGGTCAGGTTACGTGGTAGTTGGTAGTGTCCAGAACAGTCTAGATACTTGACCATAATAGGTGATCAAGACTTTCCTTTCTGTTTGGTTGTTGGTTGTGCCTGTTTGACCCCAGGCTTGGGCTTGATCCTGACGGATGTCTCCGGCAGACTCAAATTGTTCTCGTGTGTCCAGAACCTTCTAGTGACCTCTCGGCCAGTATGAAGGCTTGTGTGGGTCCTAATTACTAGGCACCAGCCATCACTTTGCTTAGTGATTAGTTGGACGGTCCTCTTATGTGAACTGTCGTTTGGTGGCGTATAGATGAATGTTTTCATTTTACTTTCTAACTGTGACGGTGATTCTAGGACCTATCAAGTAAGATGGCGAGAAGTTTTTTCACCTATCTTTCGTTGACCTACCTTAATCTCACCGCCACGCTTATAGCCTTCACCGTATGCGTGACCGTGCCAGCTGCTAGACCGAGCACCACCCTTGCTCTTACTGGTGGTGATGTTCTGCTCTATCCAATTGACGATAGCCTTACTCTTATCTACTAGCACTATGGCGTAGGCACTGACTCTAGACGCAGCCTCATTCTCGAAGGCTTTAGCCTGTCCCTTCTTAGCGGCATCGATGAAGCCACGCTCCATTCCTCTTAGGAAGGAGTGGCGAAGGTCCCCCACCGAAGTCTCGCCAGACTCTACTTCATCAGCTAGGTCCGTGTTCGGTAGGTTCGAGTCCTTACTGCCCCAGAAGCCTTTACCGTAGTGCTGCCTCATATACTGATCGAACAGCCCACGCATCATCTTATGTAGCTCCTGTGTCGCCATTTCTGCTAGCTCGGTGTCCTCTGGCTCACCTACAAAGATGTAGATGTGTCGCTTGATCCACCTCTCCCTTTCTATGCCGCCAGCCTTCCGAGGCTTGGTCCTGATCTTCTCAAACTCGGTGCTCCAGATTACTCGGACGTTGAAGCACGCGTGTAGGATGTGAGCAATGTATAGGTCCGAAGGATACTTGGGCCGACCAGTTCTATATTCACGCTGGTGGATATTGAACTTGCGGGCAGCTCGTGCTTCTTCGGAAGCGTCTGCTACATCGATCTTGCTAATGCCATACTTGGCCATTATCTCCTGAGCACGTTGCATAGCCAGCTCAGCTTCTGCTCTTGACGCACCTCGTGTAGTATCGGCTAGCCGAAACAGGGCACGTATTTTTTCTAGTATGCTGTTGTTGTTTGGGTTCATTTCTTTCTGTCTGTCTTTCTTTTCTTTGGTTGTGGTTTAAGTTTTGCGTGGGGATGGGAGCAATGCCCTAGTTGGCAGAAACTCGTTCCACACTTACTGCATTGTATATGGTTGTGACCGAAAATGACGAGAAGATAAAACTCATCATTGCTACAATAGTCACAGACACCCTTACGACCTAGCACTGGTCCAAGGTTACTCTCTATGCGGACCTGTATTGTGGTCATTTATGCCATCCTCCTATTGCGCCAAAAATTCCGATCAATAGAATGAGGATTGCTAGAATAATGCAGCTGTAGCATATCATTGGTGGGTCCTCCTTATTGGCGGTGGACGGTTGGTGCCTAGATTCCTTAGAGCCAGACCCACGCTAGGACTCGTGATCCAATCTGGCGATGTGTAGTTAGGAGGATAGACGTTCACCGTTTGCTGTTGAGTCTGAATCTGACTCGGTTGGCTATAGCCGAAGGCAGTGCTTGGTAAGGTTACGGTTGATGCCTCTGGCCATTGCTCTAGTGCCTCTACCGTTAGAGGCTCAGGTGGTGGGCCTATGTGCTCTGCCCGTTTGCCGAGGCTATAGAACACGCAGGCTAGGAACACTAAGCCTAGCAACTTAATTAGCTTCATCATAGTGTTTATCCTCCATATAGTCTGGACACATAGTCTCTTCTGGCCCATCTCCCGTGAGATGACGATTGGCTTCAGTGACGATGCCTTGCGCTGATTCAAAGGAGAAGCGTCCAGCCTCGTTGATGTTGGTTGTATAGCCACCCCAATTAGATAGCCACCAGCCTTTGTGCTCAAAACTCCATACAAGCCACTTCATATTAGATGTCCTCCTCGATTGGTTCATCTACGTCCGATTGATCATAGCCTTCTAGGATACAGGGCCTGTATCGGGACAGCTTGGCCTCTCGGCATAGAGAGCATACTCGGCAGAGAGGGATGCCCCTAGCGTCGTGCTCCCACCACGAGCCATCTCCCTTGGTGTGTGGATGTCGCTTTAACTCTTCTGTCTGATTACTCATCCTGTGGTCCCTCCTTCAACTGTTTGATGATATCTAGGTCGTTGATTAGAGCTGTAAGCTGATCCATTCGCTTAGAGAACCAATCTTGGACCTTCTCTATCATTGCGCATATGTCCTTGTGCTCAATAGGCTCATCGTAGCAGAACCTAGCTATGACCTCCGACTCATTGTGGTCGAAGTTAATGCGATGACCTTCTATGATCGGATCAGTATCACGGGACACTAGCTCTGCTAGTTTGGGCCAGTGATAACCTTCCGAGTTGCTAGGAGTAATCACGGTTGTGATCTGTCCTCTTTCGTTATCTATTTCATACTTCATTGTCTGTTTGTCTTTCTATGGTTGGTTGGTTTACTGTTGCTGTTTGGTTTGGATGATGTGCCACTCGAAGTCCTCACTTGAGTTGCTCATATAGACGGTGCCACCCTCCTTCTTAATGTCGAAGTAATCCGACACCTTGCCTTCTGGGTCTTGGGCCACCTCCTCCATTAGGAAGTCCTCCAAGTGCTTCTTCGCATCCTCTAGGGTATCAAAGAAGCCTAGAGAGGTCACCGACAACGGATCACGGTCCGTGTATATCTCTAGCAGTTGGAATGGTTGCCTACAGCAATGTGGGTTGGTGCTCCCGCACGTGCCACAAGGCTCTACTATTTCTGTCACTTGTATCTTCTTACTCATTGTCTGTTTGTCTTTCTATGGTTGGTTGTTGTTGTTCTGCTTCTAGGCGTCTGCCTTCTTCCTGTTCTCTTTTACTATCGCCATATATGGTCCAATAGTCCCTACTCAGTTCTGGGTCTGAGTCCTCACCCCACCTCGTGTTCCTGCTCTGCTCGATATGAACGTTGCAGAAGGTTCGGACCTTCTCCAACACCTGGCCCCAGTCCCTAGCTTCTAGGATGAAGTGGGATAGGACCTCATCTGGGCTCATACATTCTACTACAACGTCACCTCCAACATCGTAGTGCTTTTCGCATTCTAGGTAGACGGCATCCACCCGCTCAGCGTCTAGGGCACTGGCACTCTCTAGCCAGCTCTTGTATAAGGGAAGGGTAGAGGATTTCATTTCCAATCATCCCTCCTTTGCGAGCCTAGAGCGTCACCCGCCTTGGGCCAGCCTTTGGGCTTGCCGATAGGTCTGCTGAGTGATAGGCCTGGCACCGTCCAATCGCTTGGGCCTTGGTTAACCTCCGGCACCCAGACTTTGGCACGGTAGCCTTTCAACCACCGCACAAAGTTGCCGTGGTAGGTCCTACGACCTAGCGTGATGATGACTGGGTCTCCTTTTTTGAAGTCACTCATTGTCTGGTCCTCCAGCAAAGGTAGGCTATGAAGGCTTGCGACAGGATTAGGTAGGCTATGATTAATGGAGTCAGCATACTCTATCTCCTTTCGACGTTGTTGAGTTGGATCATAGCCAACCTAAAGGCTGGGTTGATCTGATTAGGCTTAATGCCTTGGATTGGTTTAGTAATAGCTACCAGCAGTCGCAGGTAGGCTAGTGTGATTAGTTTTTCTTTCATTTGTGTCTGTCTTTCTTTCTGTTTGGTTGGTTGTTGGTTCTTAGTCTCTACCAAAGCCCAATGGTAGGTCTGCATTCTCGGCATCCTCTGCCGTGGACAGGGCTGAGTTTATGTCCAAGTCCTCTAGCTCATCGCTTTTGAGCTTGGCCTCATTCATAGCTATAGCCTCCTGCACAGTGCTGATAGCGTCATCGATGTCGATGTCGCAGACGGTCTGTAGCTTTTCGGCTAAGTTGCTGGATTGAAGGTTCTCAGGAAGGTTATCTAACCAATCCGAATACTCCTGCTTGATGTCGTTGAGCTCACTGAGAGCTGTCTCGGCATCGGCTGCGGTCTGGCCCCACTGGGCTAGGTCCCTGTCTGCTGCTTCGCTCTGCTGGATAGTCTCTAGCTCCTGTAAGGATGAGACCGCATTGCTAGCTGCTTCATTCCATCTTTTGGTTCTGCTTTTTGGTTTTGTCTTCATTGTATCTGTTTTTCTTTCTATGGTTGGTTGTTGGTTGGGTTAGTCTTTTATTTCCATCACGCCTATTACTCGGACATCTGATACGTCATACTTGATTAAGGATTCCATCCTCAAGGTCTCAACTCCTAGGATGACCGCATCAGCAATATCCTCGGCAAAGACCTGGCATGTGTCGCCTTTATGATTCTCCCACGCCACCTCTCGTGAGAAGGTGACTGTGTATTCTCTTTCCACGATAGAGTCACACCCACGAGGATTACCAATGACCTCATTGAGGTTGATCCCTCTATCAAAGCCACCCTTCCTTCTAACCACGCAAGGATGGGCGTGAGAGGCTCCAGCAATAGACTCTCCTGGCCTGTGTAGCTTTCGGATACGTGCTTTGAAGTCACTTGTGCTTTCTGATTTAACTTTCTTTTTCATTTCTGTTTTTCTTCCCTGGTCTGCTAGGTTCATTGGTTTTACTTTCATTGTATCTATCTTTCTATTTTTATTTGGAGCTTAATTACTCCCATCTACCGTCTGTCACACGGTAGGAAGGGAACAATCCTTACTTATTCTTGGCTATGGCGAGGATTTCTTCATCAATCCGCTTATTGACCTTATTCAATCCCACTGAGGCTATGTAGACTAATTGACCCATATCCGTCATTCCTACTGTAGCCTCTTTCCCTTCACCGTTACAAATGACTAGTCCCTTTTTAGAAAGGCTGGATAAGATTCCTGGCACTGACTTAGGACTGGTTCCTTCAACGATGTTCTGGGCCACGCTCCAATCCCAGATGTCTGAGCCTAACGAGTCACCATACTCACTGTTGTCTATCGCCCGAAGTGCTTCGAGTTCTAGTTTGGTGATGCTTACTTTATTCATTGATTTACTTTTCATTGGTATCTGTTTTTCTTTCTAGGTTATGCTAGAAGTGCGGCCATCTTGAGCCACGCTCTAGCTTCTGTTTCTTGGTTATTGCGTCCACTCCAGTAGAACGAGGCCACCCGCTCGCCACGTATGTAGCCGTGCCAGTTGCCGTCACTCGTTAGGCGAATAGACGCTGCTCCGATCTTATCTGGTGCCGGAGCCTCGGACCTTTTCGCCTTCTTCGGTGTTCGCATCGGTGTGACTATAGATTAGAACGATAAGGGAGTAAACAGTTTTAACCGTGCCGTAAATGCCACTAAATCAGATACTTCTGCAGAGGCTTCAGAGGAGAATTGCCCTTCCCACATCCCACATACTCCATAAATGCCTGAAATATGTGGCGTGTATGTGAGGGTCGGAAACCACTTTTTCTGATGATTCATAAATGTGCACAAAATCAGTGATTTAGGTGCGCTCCCTTTTCGCCTGTTGCGCTCCGAAGGAGAGTGTTTGCGTGCCGAAAGAGAGTATTGTGTGGAGCTGTGGGTAAATAAAATTTGGACTCGGATCAGGTTCGCACCACTTCTGACGTCAGAAAAGTAAAATGTTTCGCCATTTTAATTTGACGTAAATGCCACATATTCAATGAATAGAAATATATTTTCAGCGGCACGACACCGTAAGTGTTCAGTGGAAATTTATTGATTTTTCGGCATACCCTCCTAAAGGAGAGTGTGAATCCACTCGTTAGGCCTTGCGCACCTTCGGATTCGTTAGGCATTTCCATCGCGCCACTTTCACTCTCCGAATACCGCTGCTCACGCTTCCCTTCCAGATGAACCAGTCTCCCAACTTCGCCACATCTAGTAGAGGCTTGGCCCACTCGGAGAAGT